GTATATGTCCAAGGCAGCGTAGTGACCGAGCAAGAACTCATTGACGCAATTCAAGCAGGATTGCAATCCAACAGTCTTTCGGGCGCTCCTAGCCAGATTGGTCGCATCGCTGGAATGTTCGGCTAATGGCGCTACCAGCACAGATAGCCGTTTCCTTTGATTACTCAGCTGGCGCAACCTTTGGTTACAACGGTTTTATTATTGGCGATAGCAAGTACGGAATTCTTGGCACTAATACGCTTGGTACTTCTACGCTTCCAGAACCAATTATTGACCTTACTCCTAACGTCTATCAAATTTCAATTACTCGCGGTCGCAATATACAACGCGATCAGTACGAGGCTGGCACATGTATTGTCCGAGTCTTAGACCCGCTTTCGTATTTTAATCCGCAGAACACAGCTTCTCCGTATTACGGATATCTTGCTCCGCTTCGTAAAATTCGAGTATCGGCTACCACGGCGACTACTCAGAAATATCTATTCTCTGGCTACATCACAGACTATAAGTACACCTATCCAGTTAATCAGGACACAGGTTATGTGGATATCTCATGCTCCGATGGATTCCGTCTATTCCAGATGGCTAACATCACTACCGTCTCAGGCGGCACAGCAGGGCAGACCACTTCTGCTCGATGGAACTCTATCCTTAACCAAGTTTCGTTCCCTTCTTCAATGCGTACAACTTCTACAGGGCTTAACACTTGCGTTGTAGACCCCGCTACAAGCCGTACAAGCCTCGCAGCGCTTCTCAACGCAGCCTTCTCAGAGACAGGCGCGTTCTACATGAACGGCGCTGGCACAGCCATATTCAAGAACCGTACAGACGTCATGAACTCGCTATCCAAGACACCAGTAGCCTTTAATCAGACTGGCGGGATTCCTTACCGTAACCTCAAGTTCTCTTTCGATGACAAGCTCATCATCAACCAAGCCAACTTTGCTCGAGTCGGTGGATCAACACAGGTAGCTTCAAACCAAAGCTCGATAGATAAATATTTCCCACACAGCATTACCCAAACTGACCTTGTAGCTGAGACAGATACCATCGTGAATGACATTGCTCTGGAATACGTCGCTAGTCGACAGGGAACCGATATCCGTATTGACGAGATGGTTGTGGACTTGCTCGATACAGCAGTACCGACCGACACAATGATTGGGCTGGACTTCTTTGATAACTTGCTCATAACCAATATCCAGCCAGACGGTTCGACTATTGTTAAGAACCTGCAATATCAGGGCGTCAAGTGGGATATCAGCCCAAGCAAAATGATGTGTACAATTACAACTCTCGAACCTATAGCCGATGGTTTCGTGGTTGGAAGCTCGTATTACGGTATAATCGGCACTAACACGTTAGGTTACTAGGAGATATAATGACATCAGGACTACCAGCAGCGACAGGCGATATTCTTACCGCCGCGACAGTTAACTCGCTCGTAACCTTTACGATCAACGCTGACGCCACAACCGACTACACAACCGTCCTAGCCGACGCTTACCAAGTCCTACAGCCTATGAACAAGGCTACAGCGATTGCTTTCAAGATTCCTACAAACGCCTCAGTAGCGTTCCCGGTGGGAACAGCGATTACGGTTCTTAACAAAGGAGCAGGTTCTTGCACAATCTCTGCTGTTACCTCTGGAACAACAACAGTCCTTTCAGCAGGTGCGGTAGCAGCTTCTCCAACTTTGGCTCAATACAAGACAGCGGTCTGCATTAAGACCGCTACAGATACTTGGTATGTCGTAGGTGGTATTGCATAATGATTGGCGCAATTACAGCAGGATTATTTGAACCACCTTATTCAGCACCAACTACTTTATCTGTTGATTATTTAGTTGTAGCAGGTGGAGCGGGTGGCGGCGCAACAGGCGGCGGCGGTGGCGGAGCAGGTGGACTTCGATGCACTGTTACTGCAACAGGCGGCGGTGGATCATTAGAATCTGCATTGACTCTAAATCTTTCAACAAATTACACAGTTACAGTAGGCGCGGGTGGTGCTGGCGGAACATCCTCAAGTGCGGGTCAAGGTAATCGTGGTTCAGACGGAATTGCCTCTGTATTTTCAACAATTACTTCAGCGGGCGGTGGTGGTGGAGCAGGAATTAATCAATCTGCCGCCAACAATGGTGGTTCGGGTGGTGGTGCAATGGCAGAAGCAGGAGCACTTTCAACTCCGGGCACTGGAACTGTAAATCAAGGGTTTATCGGTGGCGCACAAAGTTATTCACTAGGTCGTTACGGCGGCTCAGGCGGTGGCGGAGCAGGTGCGGCTGGAATTCAATCACCGTCAACCTCAGCATCAGGTGGAGGTGGAGCAGGAGTTGCTACGTCAATTACAGGTTCATCAGTTACTTATGCAGGCGGTGGCGGTGGCGGCTGGTCAAGCATCGACAGTGTTAATTCTGGAGGGGCAGGCGGCTCAGGTGGCGGCGGTTCAGGTAACTCAACTAACGGTACTACTGGATCAGTAAATACAGGTGGCGGTGGCGGCGGAAGTAATTATCCTTCAGGCGGTTCTTATTCTGCAAGTGCTGGTGGCTCGGGTGTTGTAATTCTTCGTTACGCAGATACAAAAACAATAACAATAGGTTCGGGTTTAACTGGTACAGAGTCAGCAGCAAGCGGTGGTTACAAGCGCGCGACCATTACAGCTGGCACAGGAAATGTGAGTTGGGCATAATGGCACATTACGCGTTTTTAGATGATTCCAACGTTGTTACAGAAGTGATTGTTGGTATTGACGAAACAGAACTAATTGAAGGTCAAAACCCTGAAGATTGGTATGCACAATTTCGTGGGCAAAAGTGTATTCGCACTTCTTACAACGGCAATATCCGTTATAACTATGCAGGAATTGGTTATACATACGATCCGATAGACGATGCCTTTATTCCTCCTATGCCTTGCAAGCATGAGCAATTAACTTTAACTAGCAATAAGCAATGGGATTGCTCTGATGCCTCTCATGTGGTGATTCGCGATGAGTCCTAAACTATGCAAGGCTGGGCAACAGTTAAGGCTTCAGGTCGATGATAGTTACCCAGATAGAGATCGCACCTCAGACGGCTGGATTGGCGACACACGTCATCAAGCACGTCCTTCTGACCACAATCCTGATGCAATGGGTATCGTACGAGCGATTGACGTTGACAGGGATTTGTCTGGTAAAGCCAAGCCAGACCTCATGCCTGACCTTGCAGATCAGATACGACTCTGTGCTAGAGCTGGCGATAAGAGAATCTCTTATGTCATCTTCGACGGAAAGATATGCTCGAGTAAGAAATCTTGGGCTTGGCGTCCTTACGATGGGGCTAATAAGCACAATCATCATTGCCACATCTCATTTACTCAAGCGGGCGACAACAATTCTTCGTTCTTTAATATCCCAATGTTAGGTGGCAAATAATGGCAAGTACATATAACTCAAATATCGACCAAGGTTCTGACTGGTACTTGACCCTTATTTATAAGGATTCATCAGGCACAGCCATCAACCTAACTGGATATACAGCTGCTATGCAATTGCGTGTAAACCCTAACAGCACAACGGCTGACCTCACGCTATCTACAGGATCAGGTATTACCATTACTGGTTCTACTGGCACTATCGTTGTTCATGCTACTGCCACACAGACCGCTGCTTTGGTTGCTAAAAATTATGTCTATGACCTTGAAATTAAATCTTCTGGAAATATCGTTACTCGCCTTATCCAAGGCACTCTCAATGTAAGCGCAGAGGTAACACGTGTCTGAGATAGTAATTATTCAACCTGACGAAAATAACGTAGTTGTAGAACAGGTTACTCAACTTGTTCAAACTGCTGCTAATAGCCTTCCCGGTCCTCAAGGACCACAAGGCGCAACAGGAGCAACAGGAGCAACAGGCGCAACAGGAGCTAAAGGTGACAAGGGCGATACTGGTGCTACTGGGTCTGCTGCCACTATTGCAGTTGGAACAACATCAACTGGTGCAGCTGGTACTTCTGCTTCTGTAAACAACTCTGGTACTTCTTCTGCCGCTGTATTTAATTTTACTATCCCACAAGGTACTAAAGGTGATACAGGTAACGCTGGTACTAACGGTACTAACGGTACTAACGGAACTGCCGCTACTATCGCGGTCGGTAGCACAACTACAGGCGCGGCGGGAACATCAGCGTCGGTAACTAACTCAGGTACATCATCAGCTGCAACTTTTAACTTTACTATTCCT